CATTACGTCAGGCTCAGGCATGGGTAAGTCTCAGATTGTCAGAGAACTTGAGCATTATCTTTTGGGTGCTACGGACGACAACATTGGCGTTCTAGCATTAGAGGAGGACATACCTAAGACGGCGTTAGGCATCATGTCCATAGAGGCCAACAAGCAGTTACACCTAGACAAGACTATCAGCAAGGAAGAGAAGAAGGGCTATTGGGACAGGACGTTAGGCTCAGGACGTATCTTTCTGTTTGATCACTGGGGTTCTACGAGCGAGGACAACCTCTTAGGCCGCATACGTTACATGGCTAAGGGCTTGGACTGCAAGTGGATCATCCTTGACCACCTGAGTATCGTGGTCAGTGATCAGGACAACGGTGACGAGCGTAAGGCTATTGATAGTATTATGACTAACCTTAGAAAGCTAGTACAGGAGACAGGTGTAGGTCTATTCCTAGTATCACACCTGCGTAGACCTAGCGGATCAAAGGCACATGAAGACGGCGGTAGAATAAGCTTGGGAGAACTCAGAGGTTCAGCGGCAATCGCGCAACTTAGCGACATTGTTATTGGACTTGAACGAGATCAACAACACGCTGACCCTGAGACACGGAACACTACAACAGTTCGTGTACTCAAGAACAGATTTGTTGGACTCACTGGCCCTGCTTGTTACCTTTATTATGACAAGGACTCAGGAAGGATGGTGGAGACAAGCTGTCCAATGGGCGATGAATCGGAGTTTTAATGAAACAGTTTGTACTTGACATTGAAGCCAATGGGCTTGACCCTGATACCGTGTGGTGTATTGTTGTGCGACAGATAGGACACGATGATTCCTTAACTTGGTCAGGAGATAGACTACCTGAATTTATAACTTGGTTACAACTACAGGACGAGTGCGAACTAATTGGTCACAACCTTATAGGGTATGACATACCTGTACTGGAGAAACTGCTAGCGGTAGACTTTAGCAAGTGTAAAATAACTGACACACTGGTAATGTCCCGATTAGCTAATCCATCAAGAGAGGGCGGTCATTCCTTAGATAACTGGGGTACTATACTTAATTGCCCTAAAGGAGATCATAATGTTTGGGATGTTTTTTCGTATGATATGTTGGAGTATTGTATACAGGATGTTAAAGTTAATACGTTGGTGTACCAGAGATTACTTCTTGAACTTAAGGATTTTAAGCCTGAAAGTGTTGATCTTGAGCATCAAGTACAGGGTGTTATTTCAAAGCAAATTAAAACAGGTTGGCTTTTAGACCAAGAGAAAGCTTATCATTTACTGGCTACACTAAAGGAGAAGAAGAATGACCTTGAAGACGAAGTGCATCAGGTTTTCACACCGTTACCGACATTTGTCAAACAGATTACACCCAAGATTAAGAAGGACGGTACGCTCTCTGTTGTTGGGCTTAAGTTCCTTGGTGAGCAATGGCAAACAGCAGTAGCACCTTTTAGCCGCATAGATTTTCCTGTGTTTAATCTAGGGTCACGACAGCAGATAGGTAGACACCTACAGTATTATGGGTGGAAACCTAAGCAATTCACTGAGACAGGACAGGCCATCGTTGATGAGGCAGTGCTAGGTACAGTGAAGGGCATACCACAGGCCGCTTTGATAGCTGAGTATCTTATGATACAGAAGCGTGTGGCTCAGGTACAGAGTTGGCTAGAGGCTGTTAAGGAGGACGGTAGAGTACATGGGTACGTTAATTCTAACGGTGCAGTGACGGGCCGCATGACACATTCTAGTCCCAACATGGGCCAAGTACCTGCGGTTTACTCACCATACGGTAAGCAGTGTAGGGACGTATGGACAGTACCGGAAGGTTACAAACTTGTAGGTATGGACGCAAGTGGTCTTGAGTTACGGATGCTTGCACATTACATGAACGACGAGGGCTATACAAATGAAATTCTCACAGGAGATATTCACACGGCAAATCAGTTGGCTAGCGGCCTTGAAACTAGAGATCAAGCAAAGACTTTCATATACGCTTTCCTTTATGGGGCCGGAGATGCCAAGATCGGAAGTATCGTTGGAGGAACTAGACAGGATGGTAAACGTCTTAAGGAAAAGTTCCTTAGAAATACGCCATCTCTTGGAAAGTTACGAGAACGAGTTAGCTTGGCGGCAGGAAGAGGTTATGTTTATGGCTTGGATGGAAGAAGGGTCTATGTACGGTCAGAACACGCGGCTCTAAATACGCTGTTGCAATCAGCAGGTGCTATCGTAATGAAAAAAGCGTTGTGCTTACTTAACGAATATGCTATACTATGGGGTATAGACTATAACTTTATAGGAAACATACACGATGAAATCCAGACAGAGGTCAGAGAAGAGAAAGCAGAGGTTTTCGGAGGACTCGCTACTAGCTGTGTCGAAGCCGCAGGACTCCACTTCAAGCTCAACTGCCCCCTCGCAGGGGAGTTTAAAGTTGGAGATAGTTGGGCAGACACCCACTAGAGATTGTATTGATTGTGGTACAGGGCTTGTTCTGGGAGAGAACTGGACAGAAGCTAGGGATAGACAGGGTAAGTATGTTTGCAAACCTTGTTGGCATATGAGAAACTCCCAACGTATGTGGGTTAATGGTAAACATATTTCCAAGACTCACCCCTTGTACAAAGCAGGGAGATACAAGGGGTTTGAGGAAGCGGCCTTTAGTTCCTTGGAAAACTATGAGGCGAACCCACAGGGAGAAGTTTACGTTATATATAACAAAGCTTGGCCTGAGTGGGTGAAGGTTGGGATGGCTGTAGATTCCAATGACAGGCTAAAGAATTATCAAACGTCCTCACCTTTTAGGGACTACGCTTTACTGTACTCCTATGAAGTAAACGATAGGAGAGTTGCGGAATCTGCGGCACACGTAAGGTTAGCCAAAGAGTGTGACAACATTAATGAGTGGTTTAAGTTACCCCACGCTGTAGCTAATGAACTAATACTGGAAGTGATCCATGAACACTAAAACAACGGATAACTTAGTGCAAGACATCTACGATCTAATGGTCAGTAAGGACGCTGATCCATCCGTAGACGTTGAGGCAGAGATAGACAAGTTTGGTGAGGGTGTTAAGGCTCTTATGCGTACAGAGTTTGGCAGGGAGAAGCGTAAGGATAATCGTAAGTTACGTCTGTCTAACATTGGGCGCACCGATAAGTACCTATGGAATCATGTCAATGGTACTGAGGGCGAGGACATCTTACCACACACGTATGTAAAGTTTATGTACGGTCACTTGATTGAGGAGATGTTGTTGTTCCTTACTCGCATGGCAGGACATAGTGTAACTGACGAACAGAAGGTATGTAAAGTTGAAGGAATTGTGGGTCACATGGACTGCAAGATTGACGGTGTTGTTACTGATGTCAAGTCAGCAAGCAGTTATGGGTTTAAGAAGTTCAAGGATGGCTCGCTTGCCTTTGACGATCCCTTTGGTTATATTGATCAGATCAAAGCCTACGCTCACTCAGAAGGAGACAGGAAGTTTGGATGGTTAGCTATGGACAAAGCCAACGGACACCTGACCTACCTCAAGTACGACTTGGATGATAAGGATGCTAGAGTTTACGATGCGCTGTCTCAGGATATAGCAGAGAGAGTACGTCATGTAAAAAAGCTAGTGGGGCATCCAGAGCCAGAGTTACTTTGTTACGAACCTTTGCCCGATGGCAAGTCAGGAAACTTAAAACTCTCCGTTGGTTGCTCCTACTGTCAATTCAAAAAACATTGCTACCCAGACTTAAGAGTATTCAATTATTCCTACGCTCCTAAGTTTCTCTGTAAGGTGGTTAAGGAACCTAACGTACAGGAGATCATACTAGATGAAGAAGGTTTTTAGATCGGGACTTGAGTCCGCTCTTTATGATCAACTTAATAAAGAGTTTAAGTATGAGCCTTACAAGTTACCTTACATTATACGTAAGAACTATCTTCCAGACTTTGTACATGAAGACAAGAAGATACTGATTGAGGCCAAGGGTTACTTTAGAGTAGGGGACACACAGAAGTACACATCCATAAGAGATTCTATCGGAGACTGGGAGTTAGTATTTGTGTTGTCAGACCCTAACAAAAAAGTAAGGAAAGGTAGTAAAATGACAATGGGGCAGTGGTGTGACAAGGAAGGTTTAGCACACTTCACTGTAAAGACAACTAAAGAGTTACTGAAGTATGTGAGGAATAAAAATGTCACTAACACTTGAGGAATTAAAGGAAGAAGTAATCAGGGAGTATGATGTTGTTCTGTTGTGTGAAGTGTTGGACATAACCCCCGAAGATGTTTTGGAAGCTTTTGAAGATCGTTTAATTATTAATAGAGATAAATTCACAGAGGATACTGAAGATGAGACTTAATGATGCAACTCCTGCTGAGTGGGATAGGTTACGAAAGGAAATACCCGCTATTGAGAAAGTGCCTAAGATTGACACGGCTATGAAAGCCTACCATGACATAGCGAATAGTGAACTTGAGGATGTAGTTAACAAACCTAAGCATTACAACACTGGTAATATTGAATGTATTGAAGCAATAGAGGAGTCCATGTCCAGTGTTGCATTCAAAGGGTATCTCAAGGGCAACTGCATGAAGTACCTGTGGCGTTATGATTACAAAGGTAAGCAGGTAGAGGACTTAAATAAAGCTAAGTGGTACTTAAACAAACTAACCATTATGGTTTCCAAGGAGAACAGTTAATGGATCAATATCAGCAGTTTATACATAAGTCTCGCTACGCACGTTGGATGCCTGAAGAGAAACGTAGAGAGACTTGGGAGGAGACAGTACAGCGTTATGTGGACTTCTGGGTCAACCGTGGACAGCTTGACAAGAAGACAGCCAAACGCCTGTACAACGGAATACACAGCTTAAAAGTAATGCCGTCAATGCGATGTATGATGACAGCGGGGGAAGCATTAGACAAAGACAATGTAGCAGGGTTCAACTGTAGCTACTTACACATAGACTCACCTCGTAGCTTTGATGAGTTGATGTATGTCTTGATGTGTGGTACAGGTGTAGGCTTCAGTGTTGAGCGTAACTTTATCAACAAGCTACCGATGGTTGCTGAGTCCTTCCATAAAACTGACAGTATGATTGTTGTCTCCGATAGTAAGATCGGTTGGGCTTCCGCATTCCGTGAGTTGATAGCTATGTTGTACGCAGGTAAAGTACCTCAATGGGATGTGAGCAAAGTAAGACCTGCCGGAGCAAGGCTTAAGACATTCGGTGGTAGAGCAAGCGGCCCTGAGCCTTTGGTAGATTTGTTTAACTTCTGTATAGAGGTATTCACCAAGGCCACAGGACGCAAGCTGACATCCATTGAGTGTCACGACATCTGCTGTAAGATAGCTGACATTGTAGTGGTGGGTGGTGTACGTAGGTCTGCTTTGATTAGCCTGTCTAACCTATCCGATCCACGAATGGCTAAGGCTAAGATGGGTGATTGGTGGCGCAGTGAAGGACATCGTAGACTAGCTAATAACAGCGTAGCGTACACAGAGAAGCCTGACTTTGAGTCCTTCCTGTCTGAGATGCAGAACATGTACGAGTCTAAAGCAGGTGAGCGTGGTATCTTTAGTAGAGTTGCGGCACAGAAGATAGCCGCTAGGAATGGACGTAGAGACCCTGAGCAGGACTTTGGTACTAACCCTTGCTCTGAGATTATCCTACGCAGTAATCAGTTCTGTAACCTGTCTGAGGTGGTTGTACGTGCTAATGATACCAAAGCTACCCTTAAGGAAAAAGTAGAACTAGCGGCTATCATAGGGACTCTACAGGCTACTCTGACTGACTTCAGGTATCTACGTAAGTTGTGGCAGAGAAACACAGAGGAAGAGGCATTGCTTGGTTTAAGCTTGACGGGCATTATGGATCACAAGGTCTTAAGTAATGACATAACATCAGCAAAGTGGTTGGAGGATTTAAAAGATGTGGCAATCAAAACTAATAAAGCTTGGGCAAAAAAGTTGGGAATCAATCAGTCAGTGGCTATTACGTGCGTTAAGCCTAGTGGTACTGTGTCTCAGTTGGTCGATAGCGCTAGTGGCATTCATCCTAGGTTTTCTAAGCATTACATTAGAAGAGTTCGTTCAGACGCGAAAGACCCGCTTGCACAGTTCATGTCAGCAGGAGGATTCCCTGTAGAGCAAGACATCATGTCCCCTGCATCCTTAGTCTATAGTTTCCCTGTCAAGTCACCAGAGACTAGTGTTACAGTCAAACAGGTGGGTGCAATGGAACAGCTTAAGTTATGGAAGGCTTATCAGAACCACTGGTGTGAACATAAGCCAAGCATCACTGTTTATTATACAGACGATGAGTTCTTGGAAGTAGCACAGTGGATTTGGAATAACTTTGACTTGTGCAGTGGGATTAGTTTGTTGCCAGTAAGTGATCATGTGTATCAGCAAGCTCCTTATGAAGACATCAGCGAGGATAAGTATCAGGAGTTAGTACAGCAGATGCCTGTGGGTGTTGATTGGAATGACCTTGAACATTTTGAACAAGAGGATAATACTACAGGTTCTCAAGAGTTAGCGTGCGTAGGTGGAGCATGTGAAATAGTATAGAGTTGTAACTTGTTATAAAACTAAGGGGCCTTAAGTGGCCCCTTTTTTTATTCTTCGTCTTCTAGTGCAGAAACAACCCCCGCTGTCGTTAGTAACCCTACGCCCCCTGCTGTTCCTTGTAGTTTTCTTTTAGCTAAATTAGCTCTAGCTACGTCAGCTTCAGTAACTTGGGGTTTAGAAAGCCTCATGGCTCTTTTTGTATAAGCCTCGTTTGTTTCATTTTTTTCTTTTTTGATTCCTGTCTGTTCTTCTGTGTTTTTTATTGCTTTGTTCGTTTTTCTTTTTGTTGCGGCTGTTTTAATTTGCTTGTTATTATACTTAGACCCTGTTCTGTATGAGGACTCTATAATAGGAGACACGGTAATCAAACCATGACCACCAACAGGATTCAAACCGAACATATCATGTCCATCACTGAGCATCGTATACATCTTTTCTTTACTAGGATCAACCACTAAGAAGGTATTCATTCCTCCTAGTTCTTGTTGTCTTGAGGTAAAAGACTGCTGTGTAACCAAGTAACCTTCAGGTTTTTTAATGTCTACAGGATTCCTAGCACCAACAGGGTTTCCTGCTTCATCGCTAACTCTAGCCATTTTTATTACTTTAGTATCCAACAGTTTGTTAAAGGAATCAAGAACCTTTTTCTCCCCTTTACCGACTTTTCGTCCTAAGCTCTGCTTTGCTCTGGCTCTGAGCAGTGTATCTAACATGGTACTGGGTTGGTCTCCCGCACCTATTTTTTTCATAGCTTGAAAAGCCCTACCATCTAAAGTAGATGCAATTTGCAGATACTCCACCATCCCTTGGGAGTCTAGTTTATCTTTGGTTTTTATTCCTGAAGATTTACGAAGGTTATTAACCGTTTCTAAATAAGTGTCTGTAGACTTGCCCCTCATTGCCCGAACCGCTGAAGAACCTGCTTTAGCTACACCAGTGGTTTCTAAGTATCCTATGTTCTTCCCTGCTGACGGGTCTTTAATTTGATACTCATACCTCGCTTTTGGGTTCTTTATGTGTGGCCCTTGGGTTAGGTGGTTTAAAGCTCTGTTGACTATAGACTCTGGAATCTTACCTGAAGTTCTAAAACCATCACCAATTCCTGAAGCTAGTCTAGCTGTGTCTTCTTTAGGTATTCTCGAGTCTAAATATTTTAAAGCTACAACGCTCTTTTCTAGTAGAGTATTTTCAGTGTTAGGAAGCTGACGAGATATTGAGATTGCTGTAAGGTCTGCGTCTTTGCCCACATCACTGGCCCAATCATCTATCTTTGAATCGGAAATTCCAATAACTCTCCGTTTTGAAACAGCGTCAGCATCAATACTTTCTCTAACGGCAGGAACCAACGCCTTACCATATTCTTTAACAAAGTTTATTCCTCCTTTTACAGGGTTAGAATAAAACTCATCAATATGTGTTGGTACGTTTTGTGCTACCCTATTTATCAGGTTCCCTGCGCTTGAGAAGAGACCTTTGCCTCCTCTTATAGCCCCTCCTGCAATCGGAATAGCTCCTAAAGCAGATAACATACCCATGCCTGTTCTGCCCTGCTCAAAATACTCTTTAGCTTCCTTAGCTGAGATAGCTTCACCAGACACAGGAGCAAAAGAAAGTTGAGTGTAAGCCAAGTTATTAACAAACTCCTGTCTTTCTTCAGGAGGTAAAGATAACATGTGTTGAGCTATGTATTGACTTGCGCCATTAGGTGTTGTCATTTTAACCCTTGTTCTATTGTCTAAAGTAGTTACGTATTTCTGCTTGCTCTTCTTCAGACAGAGCATCCATTGTGTCACTGACAATAAAGCTTGCAAACTTTTCCATAGCTTCAGGAGATTTAAACTTCATCTTTTCAAAAGCAAGTAACTTGTTCACAGCTTTAGGATTAGAGGCGGCTTTAGCTAGGAATATAGGCGCTGTTAAGATTGCACCTGAACCAAGCGCGGCCCCTATCGTCCCTCCAACAGAAGCACCTACTCCTGCTCCTGCAATAGCGGTATACTCTTTGTTTCTTAAGAACAAAGTACCTAAATTGCCTTCAGGTCTTTTACTGGCTTCAGCAAACAGATTAAATATTTGTTTTACTCTTCCATAGTCTTGACCTGCAATAATTTTTAATCTTTTGTCTGCGTCTGGTTTACTAAACTGTGACGCAAGTTTTCTATAGGTAGCAATGTCAAAATCAGGGGAAGACATATCAGGAATCAAGTTTTTAAGGAAAGACTGTTTAATGACTTGCTTTGCTTCCTTAGCTGTATTATAGGCAATTTCTGAAGGTAAGCCTTCTCTCTTACCTATTTGTTTATAGGCTTCATCTATACTGTTTAAAAAGACTTGAACTTTATCGCTATTGGTTTGTGTAGTCAACATTCGACCCAAAGCTTCAAAGTTTCCTTTCTCTGCATTTAATATTGTGTTTTTGTTTAATACAGGAAGTAAGCCACTCATTCCTTCTTTATAGGAATTTTTTAGTAACTCATATTCTTTTGCTATTTTAGGGTCAGCTTGTTTTAAAGTATTAATAAAAGACTGCTTTAAGATGTTCTGCAATTCCCCAAGTTCTCTGTCAGCTACAGCGTTGTAGTTGGAAGATTTTATGTCTCCAAACTGACGCATTTGTTGTGATAACATTTTATCAACCTTAAGTAAAGACTGAGCCGTCATGTTTCCGTACTCTAAAGTCCCTGATAGCTGACTGTTAATAAACTTTACGGTAGCGTCATCAAGTGTAGAAATAGCTTTAGACACTGTTTTACCGTCAATTAACTCTGATGTCATTTCAGAATTATTTTTTAAGAACAACTCTAGTTGCTTTTTAATACCTGTTGTGTTTACAGTTCTGTTTACTACTCTTTTACTAATAGTTTCTAAACCGTCACCATAAGAATCGCTAAGTGCCAAACGCCCTGCGGATATGATGTCAAACATTGCTTCCCCTAGATCGGAAGGAGACGCACCAGTTCTTAAGTCAACAGCGTTAGCTATGTCGTTCAACGCTGACTGTGCCGCTTGATTTACTTTAGCCGCATTACCTGTGGCTTCCTTACCTGATAAAAGACCTGCATCCCCTATCTTTTCAGCGAAGACAGCAAGACTAGAGGCTTGTCCTGTTTGATACCTCGTTAAACTTGCTCCGCCTCCTTGTAAAATCTTTTGAGTTGCTTTTAAAGACTCAGTTGATCCTGTCTCTAAACCTTCCTTTATTATTTCTTCCGCTACTTCCTTTGGTGTATAACCCAAGGCGGCTTTAGCTGACAGGTACGCAGGTTTTAAAACCTTACCTAAACCTAAAGTTGCTACGTCAAATCCTGCGGATATTAAAGATTCCTTAACAGCCTCTTGAAAATCCAGGTCTTTACCTTGTAACACATCAGATGTTAAAGACCCTGCTCCTGTACCTGCTGAACCGCCTAGTATGCCCCCTGCTATCATCCCTACGGGGCCAAAAGGGATACCTGCCGCGGCTCCTGCAAGACCACCTCCAAGACCCATAGGTATTTCCATGTTTTCCTTAAGGAAATTACCTGCGTCCTGATACCAAGGCAAGTCTTCTTCCTCTTCTGTAGGAGTTGGTTTTAGGGCAAAGTCTTCAAGAGTAGCCAAGCCGTTAGCGATTGCTTTGTCCTGTATTACTTCTTTACTGGTTCCCACAGGTACGTCATAAATAGTCTCACCGTTAGGAAGTTCAACATCAAAAACTTCGCTCATTATAAATCACCCCACGTTACTCTTGTTTTTTCAACTTTAGGTTCTTTATCTTCTTTTAACAACTCTTGAACAAAAGCATTGTATTCTTCAAAGTTTTCTGAATCAGCGTAAAGTTTAGCTTGTGAAATTCTTTGATTCATATCTTTAATTAATCTTTTAATAATTGCATTATTAGCTTCATTTCCTCGTCCTACTGTTGCCGCTATTTCTAACAAGGAAGCTCTTTCACCCTCAGAAATAACACCACCAAAGATAGGCTTTAATGATTTATAAACTTCCATAGCTAATACACGTTCAAAGTCTGCTCTATTTCCACTGGTTAAACCTAAGAAATCTTCTATACCATAAGCGGCTAAGTTAATAGGACCACCTGTAGGTAAAGTCTCAAGTATTTTTTGAGCATCTTCAATGTTCTTTTTATTATCAAGTAGAGCAGGTATACCGCCAACTGCTTGAGCTTTGTTACTTACAAATGTTTTTACTTGCTCTTGGCCTTCTTTTGTTTTAATCATTCTTGCTTGTTTTTCTTCTGAAGTTTCTCCAGAAGAACTAACAGGGGTAATGTTTCCTACAGGTTGAGCAGGACCATTTGGATCAACAGGGGAAAGAGATGTTTTTGTAGTTTTAGTTCTTGGATCTTTTACCTGTGTTCCATAAAAATAATTACCTGAAGAATCCACCCAAGTATCTGATCCTCCAAACTGAGCAGGAGTTCCTTTTGTAGCGTCAGGTAAAAAGTCCTTTAAGTTTTTAGCTGTAACTATACCTGATTGTACTAACTGAGCAAGCTGAGGTTTGTCAGGATATTTTTCCTGTACATAAGTAGATAAGGAAACTCTATCAGCCATTTCCTGATCCTCAAGCTCTTGTTTTTGAGCCATAGCAGATTCTTGAGCTTTAATTCTGTCAGCCATTTGTGCCGCACGTAAAGGATCAAAGCGAGACACAACACCAACTAACTTCTTCATATCCTGCATGTTGTTTAAATCTAAACCTGACAACTCTGCTTGTAGTGCTTCTTCAGGTGTCGGAGGTATTTCAAATCCTCCTAGTTTACCAAAAAGTTTAGCAACGCCTCTACCACCAGAGGCTATAGTTTCTACACCTTCTCTGCTTTGTTGAGCTATGCGAGTTCTAGGGTTTGAAGATACAGGTTGAATTGATTGTGTAGGAGTTCCTGTTAATAAACCTACTAAATCTTGATATGCCATTATATTGTCCTATTAATATAAATTGTTTTTATTTATTAAAAACCACCACCGCCGCCAAAAGATCCACCTTTTCCTGCGGTTCCACCACCGCTAGCTCCCATAGTAAGTGCTGTTTCTAACGTACCTAATAAGTTATTAAAGAACCCGCTTCTTGCTTTATCTTTATCACCTTGAAGACCTATAATATCTAAACCACTTGCTCCATAACCCGCTTGCTCATCAAACAAAGTTTGTAGCATTGATTTAACATTTAAGGCCGCACCTGATTCTCTTCCGCTTTGTGCAAATCCTGCTAAAGGAGTAGCTGTTTCAACTAACTTAGTTAGTTCTTGCTGGGGCTTATAACCTAGACCCAAAAGACCGCTAGCTAAACCATAAGCTTGCTGTCTGTCTGCTTGAGACTGTCCATAAGCATTATAGAAAGCTTCATTACGTGCTTGTTCCTGAGCTAAAGCTTGTGCAAATTGCTCTGGACTACCACCGTATTGAGAAGTCATTAAACCTAATCTACCTTGGCCTAATAGTCTATTTTCTAAAGCAAGTTGTTGACGTTCTTCCTCAGGCCGTTGTATAGTTCTTATTTGCTCATATAAAGCCTGTTGTCGCTCAAGAGGATCTCCGCCTAGCTCATCTAGGAAACTGCCTGACATGCCGAATAAACGGTCTTGTAGAGCTTGTTGTTCTGGAGACAAGTTCATGTCGAACCCACCTTCAGCAGTACCTTGTACTCCGCCTAAGCTAGATGTAACACTAAAAGGAACAAATTGTGACTGCTCGTATCCTTGCTCACCTACGGCAGTACCTCGCTCTAGCATGTCACCTCTAAAATCTTCCATGCGCTTAATGCGTCTTTTTGCACTTTTATATTCTTGACCTGATGATAACAAGTCCGATAAAAAACCCATTAGTAACTCCCTCCGCTAATTGTTCCTGCTAAAGTACCCGCAATATTAGCGGCTGATAGTGTGGGGACTGTGACTGTCCCTGTGAATGTTGGCCCTGCTAGGTTTGCTTTAGTTGCAACAGCCGTAGCAATGTCATTGAACTCAGTGTTTATTTCCGAACCCTTCACAATCTTAGCCGCACTACCAGAAGGTAACGAATCCTTTTGTGCAAAGTCCGTGGTTTTTGTATAATTGCTCATTAAATAAGTCTCCCCAGTAATACGTTTATGTCAATTTTTTGTATGGAAAATTCTGATCCGCTAATGGTTGATTCTAAACCTACAGTAACTGTTGTTCCATGTCCTGAACCTTGTACGTTAGGTACTTGTATTTCAGTTCCTGCTGAGTATTCAGAAGTAGAAACATTATACTCACTTACACCATAAAAGGCTGTGTTTGCATTAGTTCTTGTGGATGTAAAAGTTTGCTTATAGTAAGAATCTGAATAATCATACCCCCAATTAAGAACGGACTGTGCCGCGGCATCCCCAATAATTGTCATTTTAAACTTTTTAAGGAATTTAATATTAGATGAATTTCCAAAATCTAATGGGTTGCTAAAGTAAGATAGTTGATAGGAAGATGTTTCATAGTCCCAAGTATCAGGTATTCCATCACTACCTGTGTCTATATAAACACCACTTCTATCAGTAAAACCTTTGTACTCATAAATACCCCCCTGTCTTCCCATGTATATCTTACCGTCCTGTGTTCTTGTGTAACACAAAGCAATGGGAGTTGACCACGTTGTAACCCTATGTGATCCGTCAGGTAACGCTTGTCTCATGTCAAAACAATACGTTATATTATTATTAGGTAAAGTTAAAAGATAAAAAGCTTCCTCTGGGCTGTACATAGATTTAACGGAAGCTAGTGTAGAGTTTACTATTCTTTCCTCACTAACATAGCGTACTAAGTCATTCCTGACGTTTCTGCTTATGTCACGCATAGGCATAGACTTTTCCTGTATAACTCTACCAAAGCTACGTACACCTGAGTCAGATAGGAATACAATGTCAGTACCTGTGTGTTGTACGGAGTCTCTAGCAACGCAACCTACGCCCTCTACAGTGTCGTGTAGTTTAAAGACACCAGACGTAACAACATCATCAGCACCAGAATACACAACAATAGATACTTTACCAAAAACAATAAGGAAACCGTTGTGTGCCGCAAGCGCTACAATTTCATCGTGACCTGTAGGCCATACAGACGTTAAATCAATAGCTCCTGTTGCTCCACCGTTCCAATCATTACCGTTTAAAGTATCTGACCAATATATTGTATGTTTGTTATTTGTAATATCCGCTATCCATAAACGACCATAAGCCGCTAATACTTCATTGGCTTCATAAGGGGGTAAATCTGAACCAGTTGTAGCATGTGGAGCATCAAAGCCTGTAACTGCTGACAGTTTTACAAGCCCCTGAGAACCAGAGTCAGTATAAACTAAAGGTTCATGTCCTCTTTGATAAAAGTAAACATGATTATTAAAGTTGACAACCTTCCAGTTGTTAGCGCTTATAGTATAACCTGAAGGGGTTATGTTAGTTAAAGTTGATGTACCACTAAATATCTTATTGTTACCCGCAGAGAAAACAACTTTATCACCACTTTTATCTAAGGACTCAAATATTGTTTCTACTTTTACAGTGCTTGTGCTTACTGCTGAAGC